TCACCAATCCAGAAGACAAAGATGTCCTGAGATACAACGACACGACAGATCAATGGGAGAACACTCCCAGTCGAACGATTGCCGATCAGCAGGCTCAGGCCCCACCGTGGGATGACAACGCGCAGGCAACAGCAGGAGCAATTGCTGAACGCCATGACAACTTTGTCAGCCCAACGCTGCCTAATTCTTCTGTTAATCAGCCTGGTCGTTTCTGGTTTCAAAACGATGAGACCAAGACCTTATGGGTTTGGGATGGGAATAACTGGGTGTCGTTGGTCAGCGACACAATCACTCCAACGATCTATCCAAAAATCATTTACGTCGATGCAACAAACGGCGAGGATTTCAACGATGGCCACCAGCTAATCTATCCAAAGAAAACAATTAAGGCTGCTGTTGAGCAGGCCAATGCTGATACTGTTTACGGTGATGGCAGTATCATTGTTTGCTCTGCTGGTGTTTACCAAGAAGAGTTGCCGATAACGATCACCGCTCAGAACTTGAGCATTGTTGGCCAATCAATCCGCTCGGTGTTCGTACATCCAACAAGCGCAACTGAGCTTGAGACGATGTTCCTCTGTGACTCAGGGACATACATCAACGGGTTCACATTTGCTGGACTGAAGGCAGCAGGGGCAAGGGGCGGCGCTGGATCAATTGACCCTGACCCAACCTATGGTTTGCCTGGGCAGCAGGGGTGGGTGGCTGCATTCAGACCGAATAGTTTTATTAGAAAAAGCCCTTACATACAGAACTGCACAAACTTCGCAGATCACGATATTGATAACGATAACTTTGATCCTAATGACATCAGCGGTGGTGACACGACATCACAGCCAACAGGTGGAGGGATACTGATTGATGGCAGAACTCCAGCGAGCAATAGTCCACTACGGTCGTTTGTAGTTGACGCCTTCACGCAAATCACGCTTGATGGGCCTGGTGTGCTGGCTACGGGGAACGGGTACGGGCAGCTAGTCAGCTTCTTCGGCACGTTCTGCCACTATCACGCCAAAGCCCTTGGCGGCGCACAATTAAACCTATCAAATTGCACAACAGACTTTGGTCGTTATGGATTGATTGCTGATGGCAAGTCTGATGTCCCGGTGTTTACCGGAGCAGTTAAGACAGCAGCAGCAGCAGGCAGTGAGTTCATCGAAATCCATGCCTTCACGGTTGGTACTGGATGGGCACCGCCTCGGGTGATGGCACCAGCGGATCACATGGTCGTTGAGATCAACAACGTTCTATATCCAATCCTCAAGTCAGACCCAATTGATCCGGCTGACTTGAGCCAGGGCTATACGGTTCAGATCTTTACTCCTGGGCCTGGTGCCACCAGCTCGACGCTATCGAAGGTCTTTCAAAACCAAGGATTGATTGAGGCAGTAGTACCTCCGCTAACGGTCAGCTTTTACCTTCAGTCGTACATCAGCACTGGTGGCCACACGTTTGAGTTCACCGGTAGCGGGACGGATTACAGAGCTCACCCAGACTTTGGAGGTGTCCCGAATCAAGCCAATCAAGTTTGTGAAATTGGCGGTGAGTTGCCTGCTGTTGCACCAAACTCCAGTCGTCAGCGTTATCTGAATGGTGGTCGTGTTTGGCAATCATCAACAGATCAGACCGGCAACTTCACTGTTGGCGAAACGTTCTCTGTCAATCAAAAGACTGGTGCAATCTTCATCCTGCCTGATGCTGTTCTTCAGCCAGCGTTTGAAGTCAGGGACGACATTGATATGCGCGGGCATAAAATCTATCAGAACCCCGCAACTGCTGGCGTTAATGCACCGCTGCAACTGCAACCAGCAGGAGACGGCGACATCATCCTGGGGACAGATGAGGTTGATGCTGACGGCAATCGCGTTAAGCCTGCTGCAATACGGGCACCAGTAGTAGAGGCCCAGACTGATGGTCGTAATTATCCGGTCGTCACTCAGGAAGATCTTGGTTATGACCCTGATGAAGTGCCCGTTGCAGGATTGCTAGGCAAGCTTGCATTCACTGATTCAGCTCCTGCCGTCAGCTCTACTCACAGTCCACCGTTATCCAATGAGTTGACATTCTCTGTGTCAGGAACAACTCTGACAATTTCATATCAGCCCACTGATGGTGGTGCTGTCCAAACCACAACCCTGACGCTTGCCTGATTATGTCTATCCAGAACCTCTATCCCAAAGCCCGACCACAAACGATCTATAACGTTATCAATGGTAGGCCAGAATTACCAGCAGCTAGTACTTTTAGTAGGGCTTCAATAGGTACTTATGTAGACGCTAATGGCATTATCAAGACTGCTGCTGTTGATGAGCCTAGGTTTAACTATGACGTGGAGACTGGTATGGGTATGGTCCTTGAGTTACTTTTAGAAAAGGAGCGGACTAACTCGTTTACAAATAGTAATTTTACACAAGACACCCCAACAGCAGTTCCCACAGATTGGAGTGGGTATAATCCAGCGGCATTCTTAACTTCTCAAACATTATCTCCCGATGGAGTTAATTTTGGATTATTTCATGGAGCGATTAACACGAATGGTGGAGGACTAAGAAAAGATTTAACTGGATTAACGGCTGGCGGGACTTATCGTATTAGTTACTATGTAAAAGGATTGACAACAGATGAGCTGACATATTTTACTAATAATAATGGAAGGGGAACAACGACTGGAACTGATAATGGGGCAAACAATTACGCTTGGTTTGCTGCCACTAAGGCCAGTTTTACATGTATCAGCTTAAATGGAACTGGCGCTTCAGGTAAGTCTCAAGTCACTTTAACAACAGACTGGCAAAGATTTGACGGGGTTGTCACAGCAGACAGCGCCGGTTCCGCGAGAATTATCATCAGAAATGACGTTGGTGATGAAGGGGGGACGTGGATGGCTTGGGGCGCTCAACTAGAAGGAGGAGGATCATCCCCAACCTCCTACATCCCCACGACCACCAGCACCGTAACCCGTGAAGCCGATGTCTTTTCCCTAACCTCCTCATCCAACGTCGACGGTGGATTCTCCCTGTTGCTTGATTCAAATAGTACTACTGATGATTACTTCTATAAGATCAAGGCTGGCGGTATAACCATTGCTGAATTAAGTAACGCTAACGGAACTCTTGATTGGGTTATTAATGGCACATCAGCAGCCACTAGCGTCCCTCCACAGTATCCACAGATTAGTGCAATTCAGCCTGGTCGTGTGAGGACGATTAGCTCCTTTGGTGCGGCTGATGGTACGACTCAACAGAACTATCTCTATACAGATGGGCTGTCATTCCCCACGGATGCCATCGTTGCGTCTGGTGCTGATGAGATTGAGTTTGGGCCTGGGCAAACGTTGCGGGCTGTTTACCTATGGAACGGACAGCTCAGTGATACTGAAGCGGTGTCTGTTATCAAAGGCCAGTACAACATCGTTCCTGATGAGCCGATCAAGGCCGACTCGTATTCGTTTGTCTACAACACTGATCCAACTGATGTAGGTGAGGCTTCAATCACTCTGCCTTACATCGTCCCTACGGTATCGATGAGAGTGTATTGGGGTGACGGTACTTCTAGTGCTTATGAGCAAGGCGTAACTCCCTCACATACCTATCCGTACCCTGGTCAATACCGCATTCAGATTGAAGCCGATGATGGGTTTGATGCGGTCAGACTTGGTGATGTAACCAATTCGATTACCCGTGTTGATCAGTGGGCACCACAGCATCGTGTAGATGCAGCTGGTGATGGGTTTACTGGAAGTGACCTCTATAAAGTTTTGGCCACACAAGCTGGATGTCCTCTAATCCCACCGTTCAAATACACAGATTTGACAGACTTAAATCAAGCTTTTTATAATTGCCAAAAAGCAGCAGTGAATAATTGGGACTGGATACCTACTAATCTACAGTCAGTAACTAACTTAGATAGAGCTTTCAGTTCAGTCAGCCGCTTAACAATGAGCACCCCAGAGCGTGGCACCTTCCCTCAATTGCAGACTGGTACGGCTTTAACAAGCGTAGCCGAATGCTTTAGATTTAATACTTTCACGCAATTTGACCAAGGCAATTCTGGGTTGCCTTTTAGCAACACACAGAACGTGACTGATTGGTCAGGGTGTTTTAGAGACTCAACTTCCCTTACTACGATTGGATCCTTAGTCACCTCAGCGGCTACCACTCTGTCGTCTACATTTAACGGGTGCAGCAATCTGGCAGCTATGCCGTTTATTGCCACCAATAACGTAACTGACTTCTCAAATGCTTGGGATGGTTGTTCAGCTTTGACTGCCTTTCCTAATCTTAACTTTGATAGCGCAACAAAATTGGATGGTGCTTGGCAAGGCACTGGTTTAACCGCTTTCCCTGTGTTTGACTTTCCGTTAGTAACTAGAGTTAATTCAGCATGGAGAACTTGTTTTAGCTTGGTTAGTTTTCCTGCCAACATTACCCTCCCTATTTGTACCAGCTTCGCCAGTGCTTGGAGAGGTTGTAATTTGTTTACTTCCTTCCCGCTTCTAAATGTTTCAAGCGGCACCGATTTCAACAGCACATGGCGTGGTTGCGCAAGTCTCACAAGCTTTCCTAAATTAAATGTAAGCAGTGCCATCGGATTTGGCAACGCTTGGAATGGTTGCACTGATTTGGCAAACTTTCCTGACGACAATAGTCAGGATATGTTTAACACAACTGGTGTTTTAAGTTCAAACGCATTTGATGAAGCTTTTTCTGGTTGTGACCTCACTGCACAATCAATAGAAAACATCCTTGTCAGTCTGGACACTAACGGTCAATCCAACATCGAGCTAGGCATTGATGGTGGTACTAACGCTGGCCAATCAACCTGGACTGCTGCTGCTAACACTGCTTACACCAACCTGATCAACAAGGGTTGGACAATCACATTCAACCCTTAATCACCATGACTACTAAATACCATGTTTGCTGGGGACCGAATGCTGTTGCGTTCGTAGAGGTTCCTGATGGCAGTGCATTCCAAACAGGCCAACCTAATGATGAAGTCTTTGATGTTCGTGATGATGCCGCACGTCGCGCATTTGAACTGAACTACAAAGGCTTCCGTCATTTCAAGCTAGAAGGCGAGTACGAAGCTGGCGAATACGTTGTCTTCATTTTCAACCTGTATAGAGCATTAGCTGAGGTTGAGCCTTACACACCAGATTTTGACGAACCACCGTTCCCAAGCCGGGACTTTAAGGATTGGAAGCTGGTTACTGTTCCTGATCCAGCAGATGAGCTAACCGCTGTCTGATGTCAAAGCAGCGACCAAGGCTTCCATTTCTCCCTAAGCCGTTCTTGTTTCGTCTGCTTGGGGCGATTTTTCTTGCTGAGTTTTTATTGATTGGCTATGGGGTTTACAGGTGCGGCGAAATAAGACCCGGCGAGCCTGTTGAATTTACCAAGCGTTGCCCCAAGATCGGGGATAGAACTCAGGAGATGTTTACGTTGGCAACCGCCACGATCCTTAGCCTGCTGACAGACACCGGGAAGATGGATTGATGTTGTTAATACTGCAAAAAAAAGAGACCTTTCTCAGGGGTCTCCTTAGACGCATTCCCACGATTTCAGTCTAGGCAGGGCTTAAAACAATGCAGTCGCCATCAATTTCAACTTGAACATGCTGTCCAGGGGAAAGGTTGATCTTGCTTGTATAAGCAGCACCAACAGGGACCATACCCTTCGGACCAACCTTCAACATAAAGCCTGGTTCCTTGCCACGTCCAGGTCCAGCAGATGCTGGGCCAATAGTCATGCCCTGAGCTTCAGCGAAGGCTTGCATGAAGTCTGTACGTTGAAGGCTTGGTTTGCCGTTGCGGGTTACAACGTAACCAGCTTCTGCATATAGGGAGTTGCGATCCATCAATCCACCCTTTTCTTTTATGAAGGAGAGGAGTTCTTCACCTACGAGTCGTGCCATTGTTAGTTATTGAACGGTGTCAATATAGTATCAGAAGAAGCCTAAGCCGCCACCTGGCTTTTGATATGACGCTGACATTGCACCATTGATACCAGCACTAAGAGCGTTTAATCCAATATCAAGACCTGATGGCTCATACACTTTTGTTGGGGCTTCATATTCAGGCTTCAGTCCAGCAATAGGAGCAATGGGATCAAACCAGATAGATTCACGGAACGGTTGTGATGCCTCATTGATTCGTCCTTCCGTCTGGATGTATAGAGACTCAAGCTCTCGCTTGCCTTGACGATTGGCAAGACCGAAGGAAGGCATTGTCAGGTCTTTGAAGACATCCAGGTTGTATTCAGAATCTCTTGCGTACTTATCGGATGTGTACTTCATTCGGTTCGTAGCATCCTGAGAAGCCAACGCATAACGGCCAAGCTGTGTTGCGCGTTCCCCTTGCATTGATGAGTTCAACAGTGCAACTCTTGAGTTCCGGTCTCTGTTCCTGCTTTCCAGCAGGCCATAGGTGCGACCTAGCTCCTGAATGCCGTTAAGGGCCAGCCGTTGAGACGAGGAGCTACCTCCCTGTCTTTGGCTTGCTGCTGCTCTAGTTGATGCTGCTCCGACAACTGCAGCAACATTCTGAATATCTCTCTCCAGGGCCTCCTGTTGAAAACCTAGGACTGCTTCTGTTTGTAGTTGTTGAGCTTCTGTCTGGGTTCTTTGAACTAAAGCGTTAGCTTCCAAGGCGCGATCTTGGATCGCATTCATGTACTGAAGTAACTGTTGGCTTGTGTTGTTTGCAAGGGTTGCTTGCTCATAACCAAGCTCTAGGTTGGCCTGCTTCCCACGAAGCATCTCCTCAGTAATGAACCTGTCCAGTGTTGCTTCACTGTTGACCTGAAGGTTGCGCATTGCTGAATCGATCAGCTGGCTTTGCCTTTTTTCGTAATCAGCCTTGGCCTGTCGTTCAGTGAATTTCTGAGCTTCAAGCTTGGCAACATCCCATAAGTAGTTTGCCTGTCTGGTTTCATAGTCAATCTCCCATTCCTTTTCTGCTCTTTCAAATCGAGCTTCGGCTATTTCTTCCGCTGCGTCATTCTGCTCACGAGCCGCATTTTTCTGTTGGTTACCACCAATGATTGAAGTGGCGATACCAGCAATACCTAAACCAATAGCTGCGAATGGCATCTGATTAAACTCCTTTTGCGCGGTCGTTATAAGAGCCTTCCCAAGCGGCTCCAGATATGACGCATGGTAGCCAACTATCTGATTCGATACTTACAACGCAATCAGTGTTTCTACTACACACTGGGACTTGAATACTGCCGGTCTCAAGGAAGGAGGTTTCAGCGTCAAGCTGATTGTTCATCACGTTAGGAAACCGTGCTCTAAATTTATGAACAGTGTCATTTGATCTTGACCTGCGCTTGACTCTTACGTTGTATGCTCCTGTTTGATAATGGTGAACATGCCATCTCAAAACTTGAGTGCGGCCATCAAGCTCACCCACGATCCTCTGCTTGGCTTGATCCTTCGCAGGCATATAGCCAGGAGTGAACTCATAGCTGAACTCATAGGGTTCTCCAAAGCCGATTGCATTAGCTGTCCAGTCGCCGGGAACCTGTGAACACACAATCGTGTTCGTTGTGCTTTCCCCTAACCAAAGACCGCGAAGGTCACTGCCTGTAAACCTTGTGACGGCGATGGCCTTTTCTGATGGCGTATAAGGCAGCACAAACGTCGTGGTGTTCGTAGCAGCGTCATAGGTTGCAACCACGTCATTTGAAGACTGAGGATCGCTATTGCATTCTGGATAAGCAATCAACCTATCTAAGTGCAACTGCAGATCAATCGGATCCTCAATCTCATCGCTAGCAATCACACAGCTATAGGTTCCATTGGCATCGCTGACAACCAACCAAAGCAAGTTATCCATGAATTTGACCCATTGAATATCCTGCTTGAATACCCACTTGCTCCAACTAGCCTGCTGCTTCTGTAGCCCTTGAGTACCACTACCCCATAGATACTTATACACATACAGTGTCTTGCGGTCTTTGTCGGTGATAGCGACAGCTGTATCAACTGTTTCTCCAACAGCCCAGTGAGTGACAAAGCCGTCAATGTATTTGGGTAGGTTCAATGTGACATCATTGCTTCCGCCCAAGTTCAATCCAATTTTCCGCTGAGTGCTTTCAAAAAAAGTAAACTCACGAAAATGGCTATAACCAAATTCTCTTGTTGAGAACAAGACTTGAGGTCCAGCAAGTCTTGGCCTGACATCACCGTTGCTTTCAAGGTTAGATAAGCGCAGGATGATTGCAGTTGTTGGCGTCAAGACATCAGCGTCAGCTGGTCTTGCTTGAAACTGGCTGTAAGCACTAAACAATAAAATTGATTCATCAACTGGCAGCATCCATAACAGCTCTGAACTTCTCTCGCTTGATGCACGCAAGCTGAATGGATCAGTTTCCGTCAGCGCCGCGCTGGTGTCTTGAAAGAAATTAAAGACATCATCAACTTCGCTGAAAACAATAGAAGTCCCAGCGCAAGTTACATAACGACTTCTGAAGTAAACATGATCTTTAATCTGCTTGCCAACAAATTCAGGAGGAGGAACTGTCTCTTCATCTCCAGCAGTTCTTTCTGCCCATGCTGGGAAAGTAAAAGTTTCACTTCCCGTTGTTTCACTGGAGCCATCAGCAGGCCCAATAAATAAAACTCCAGCGCTTTCCCTGCGAATAACTATAGGCATGGTGTTTACGTCAAGCTTGTATTCAATACCTGGCTTGACAGTTTCACCCCAACCTCCTTCGCCCCTAGATCTACCGTCGTAAGTCCCAAACTTGAAATATCTATCATCAAGAGTTGTTGATGGATCGCTGATGACATTAACGACGTAACCGTTAGGCGCGAAATTTGGCAACTCTGATAACCCACCAACCTTGTCAGTAAACGCACGGGCAAAGGTATTACTTCTGTTGTCATCTAGCTCCATCACGAAACTGGAGCCATCATCTTTTGTTACTTCAATGACATAAAAACTTTTTACAGCAGTAAAGCCTGCTAACGCTGAGATCTGAGTTGCAAGCTCAGATGCAACTCTAGAGGTAGAGATCCGGTTATCGTCATCAGTTGCTTTTGGTGTTGTGTAGGAAGCAACTTCAGATCCATCAATTATTACTTTATAGGTAAGCTCATAACCAACTGCTTGCACAAAAATCAATCCATTGTTTTTTCTAGCAGGAGAAAGCGCTGGGTCCATCTCTACTGTACGAGTTCTGTTTAGCAATAGCCCTAGCGGACCATTGTTGATCAAAACGTAATTCTTATAAAAGTCACCAGAACTCCACAGATAGCCCGTGTTATCAATGTTGATCCCACCACTATCCAGTGTCATTCCTTGGCCGTGAACATTCAGGGTTGGTGGAATGCCGTTATTAAAAATTTCCAACCTTGTTGTGTTGGCATCCAAGGGATACAACAGCACTGAATAAGATTCAGTTGCTGCGACATCGAACATCTCCAGATAAAAGTTATCCAAAGGTTTGTCTTTGATCTGAGCAATTAAACGCATCGGGTTGCGTTTAGACAGCCCCTCGACAGGGCTACTCCAGCCATTGATCTGTTCACTACCTTGGCCAACAATCCGTAGGTGTGGCGGCTGCTGGCTTACTCCTTGTCGCAAAGAATCCATTGACACCCTGATAGGTGAGGATGTCCTACCTGCATTGCGGCGTGGTGTGATGCTGCTTTTTCCTCTCATCAGTTTCTCCGATACATACGGCCTTGGGCTGGGACGTAGCCGAGGCCTTGACCCATACCTCTATCATTTCCCCAAAGTAAGTTGCTATACAGCTGCGACTCTTCTCCTCGAATCAACTGTGCCCTAGCTGTTTCTTCGTCTTGCGTTGTGTAAGTGAATATCACATTTGACAATGTAAAGCGATCTGAATAAATTCTTGCGGCCCTAATAGTGATGTACTGCTGTGCTTGATAAGGTAGCTCATCCCACTCAAGTTTGCTAACCACAGTGTCAGCAATAATTACTTGAGGGCTTTGAGGATCAGCGATCTTGTAGGTCTTAGCATTCCGATCCCAGATCCTGTTGCCCCTTGCGACGTATTGACAGTCAGCGTATTGGCTCGGAGCGAACGTGATTCGTAGGACGTTGCCAGGCAATGGATACTCAAGATCCTGATCAGGTTGAATCTTCACCCCGTTGTCGGTGTTAAAGGTCCATCCCTCAGCTTGAACGTCAGAGTTGACTTCATTCAACGTCCGCTGTGCAAGAGCGGAATCGGTGATCTCATTGGCGAGGATGTCGCTGAACTGGCTGATCGGTGCTTCACCGATTACAGCCAACAAAGTATTGATGCTGTCTAATTCGGTCAAGACACCTAGCAGTCGCTAGGCACATGTTACTTCGTTCAACCGTTCCCACCGTTCAACTGAGATGGGTGAAGTATTTCCCATTCCTGTTGCGATGCAACATAGAAATTCATTGCATAAGAGATAGGTGAATCTGTAGCTGTTGAGTCTGTAATTGTCATTGTCACAGTAGCCCCCCCTTCTTCAGGGAAGGTAAGTGTTGTTGTTGCAGCCTGTTGACCAACCAACAATGGGTAGCTACCACGTGCTTCCCATTTATATGATGGAGACGCATCACCAGTAATTGTTACTACAGCATTAACTGGTGTATTGACTGGTACGTGGATTGGCTCACCATATATGGATTCAACGTCATTGATGTAAATTGTTGGAGCACCGATTGTGGTTGGTGGTGGCGGTGGTGGCGGTGGTGGCGGTGGTGGTTCAGAGTTGTCGCCAGGCCCTTTAACCATCAACACCTTCACTCCCTTATTGCCTGGAGTTTCAGGGACAGGAGTCAGTGTTGGCCTCACTTGATGGGGTGGCCTTGGTGGAACCGGGGGAAGGATGATTTCAGACATCACTTCTTAGCCCTGGTTGTGCTCTTGGGTGCTGGTGCTGCTTGCTCCGTTGCTCCTTCAGTTGACTTAGGGATTCCAGTCGTTAGATCTCCACTGAACTCATAGAGGTCAACTGGATCCAATGGATCAATGGATTGGGATGTCACCCAGCCTGGTTGTGGATTAATTGCAGCCATGAAAAAGGAGGGATATAGCTCCCTCCTATCTTGACATCGATCAAGCAGCTGTGAAGATCACAGGCTGTTGATCACTTCAACGCAGCACTCAGGACGAAGAACACCAAAGCCAGCTGCATACTGTGCCTTGAGTTTCGTTGAGTTATACATAACGCTGTAGTCATTGCCTGTGGAAGACATCTGGATGTCCTTCAAGGTAACAACACCAACGCCATTGCGCTGGAATGCAAGCATCTTGGTGTTGGTCATATCAACAGTTGACTTAACGTCGCTACCGTTGAATACATAACCAGCCTCACCTGTTCCTGCAGTCACACTTCCTTGGGCTATGTTGTTGCTGGAGTAGATGTTGAAGCCTGCAAGCTTGGCGATCTGTCCTTCCTTATAGGAGCCGTTGGCACCCTGCTGGTTGAAGTCCATGTTCACAGCGCGTGAACTCTGGATCAACGTATAGAAGGATTCAGGAGTACAGACAAGGCAACGATTCTCCTTAGAGATGTCCTTCTCGTCTAGAGCCTGAGCAGCTGCAAAGACAGAAGCGACAAGATCATCAGCGGTAGGAGCTGCCTTGTTGATGTCGATCTGAGTTCCAGTACGGAATGGATCGTCAGGACTCAAGCCAGATGGAAGGTTAGCCGTCAAGTCACCTGTTGATGTACGAGCGCCGATTGCAAGCAGACGAGCAACACGCTTGTCCCAAGCACGGGAAAGAGCCTCGCCCAATTCTGTTGAATAGATCGAGCGAATGTCGTATGAAGCCTTAGCTTCATCGAGGTCAAAGATGTCAGCAGCTGCAGTGAGATACTCATCGATCTTAATCACCACTTCGTTCTGGGCCATATCCCCTTGACCGCCAACAAAAGCTCCAGGTGATTGCCAGTCAGCCGTGAAGCGACCAGTCACAGGGAACTGTGCAGAACGGCCTGAGCTGATAGAACGCTTTTGCGTCATATCGGCGAACACGCACATCCGCTTGAATGCTGTTAGCACTTCTCCCGAAAAGACTTTGAGGAAAAGAGCATTATCTTTGGCCCAGCTTCCGCCGTCACCATTGATAACGCCACCCCTAGTTAGGGAGATTGGATCCATTGCCATGATTGTTGCCTAGATAAGTTTTCGGTTGATAGACAATGAGCTGGTTTGGCTCCCAATGTCTCTACCTAGGTATCTCCGTAGAGGGCCAGGAAGCAGATGCGTGGCGTCTTATCTGCTTCCTTTATACAACAAACCTACCGACCTGAAAACACACCTGTGCTTGCTGCCATGCGTTGCTCCACTTCTTTGATATAAGAAGGGTCCATCTGCGCTCCGTTCTGATAACGGGGATCACTCATTGCAGCAACAACTTGCGCCTCAGAAGTAAACGGTACTGCTTGTGATTGAGGAGCAGCTGAACCACGGGCAAGCCGGGGTTCATAACCATTCTCCTGCATGTAATCGTATTGCAAGCCTTTCAGTTGATTGATGATCTGTGCTTGATCACCAGACTGCAAAGATTTGTTGAACGCTGTCACCCTTTCAGCAGGCAGGTGGGTGCTAGCCCAGCTTGCAACAGCCTTGTAGCGATCTTCGCCACCAACCTGTTGGAACATCTGGTCACGGATAACAACGGCTTGTTCAGGTGTTACCTGAGTGGCTGCCTGTTGCTGCTGAGGTTGCGTCTCTTCTGGAGGAGGGACTGATTCAGATGGAGCGGGGGGAGCTTCTTCCTGTCCGCCTTTGAGCTTGCTGTATTCAGATTGAAGAGACTTGAAAGCAGTGACAACATCGTCAACACTGCTGTACTTACCCATGATCAGACCTTCGTCTGAATCACCAGTAGCTTCATCAATCAGTTCAGACCGGGCAGCATCAACCTTTGCTGTTTCTTCTGCCGCCGAATCAGCTTCAAAGCTTCCGTCGTTGCCTGTTTGAATTAATGAATCAGTCATAAGAACCTTTCTCTTTCTTGAAGTTGTCTTTAATAATCATCCGCCCACCATCAGGCAATGGCTTGAAGCGACTACCTGATGGCAGTGCTTCATCAGACTGGGGCTGTTGGTTGAGGCTGCTGGGCTCCGACTGGGGGCTGCGGCGTGATCTCTGGCGGGGCGGCTGCTCCACTTTGAATAGCTCCTTGTGCGAGTTGTTGTTCTAAGTTTACCTGTTGCGCTTGTGCTTGTTCGGCTTGTAGTTCTTGCTCTGACTTAACCAATCCAGCGATGTCGATACCATCAGACGCTGCAAACCTACGAATCAATTCAGTTGGATTGATGAAGTTCAAGAACTGTTCTGGCCCAAGAGCTGTTGCGATTGTCTGCAGGAACTCAGTCAACCTTGCCTTGTCATTGCCACGACCAATTGCTTCAACACCAGTCGTGATCTGTGGAGAGATCAAGCCATCAGGAACAGGTGGAATCTCACCATCCCTTTCCATCAATGCGAGGATCCGTTTCACCAAGGGTAACTGCAGTTCACTGGACAAAAGGCTGTAAGCCCCCGCAAGTCCGGCGTCCAACTGTTGGCTCATGACTCTGATCTCTTCGGCTGTCACCCGTTCAGCGTTACGTTGAATTGCTTCATTAGATAAGAAGGCAAAGTTCAACCGACGTTCAATGATCTGCATCGTCTGTAATGCAGTCGAGAAGTCATTGTTTTTCTGGACCTGAAGGGCCTCGACATCAGCAGCGTTACCAGCAACGATTGCACCGTTCTCAGCGCGAGCAATAACATCAGCTCTTGTCATCCCATTGGGATTGACCAAGAATAAAGTCTTAGCTGCAATCAGGCTGCCTTCAACAATCGCTTGACTTAATGACTCAAGAGACTGGAGATCACCTAACACGTTCTCTACAAGCGACCGCCCGTAGCTCTCGCCAGCAATGGACTGCATACGAAGGCAGATCCAAGGGCTGCTGCTCAAACGGCTGAAGCCAGCAGTCTTGGCGATCTTCTTGTCATCGTGCTCTTGATGCCAATCAACCCGGTCGTTATCGGCGTCAACTCTCACATAGGTGTATAGGTCGTAGGGTTTTTGGTTGACATCATCTTTGGTGTCAACGCCTTTGACATCCGTGCCTGGTGGCAAGTGTTCTTCTGCTACCTGCTCTCGAACAACAATCTCGCTGATGTTGCCTTCAGGATCCCGATCAACAACATAGGAGCGCAAGCTATACATCCGAACGCTTTCTTCCCCGACGTAGAGCAGAGCGTTACCACCAACGATCAAGTGCTTGACGGCTTCAAAAAGTGCTGACCTCGTATTCAGGTCATCCAGCTTGAGAAGCATCTGGCGTTCAATTGAAGCCAAGGCAATGTCTAGCTGTGACTGGATCTCTCCAGGGTCAACCTGATTCTGTTCAACGTATTCATCAAGCTTTGCCTTATCAATCGTCAAGCGAAAGAAGGGTTGAGCTGGTGGGTAAAGGGCGAGCAACAACTTGGCGCTTAACCCACTGACACCAGTGGCTCCAGCTCCTTGATGAAGAGACTTGAGGTTGTTGTAATTCTCTGGGGTGTAACCCCAGTTCATATCGCTCTGTGGAATCAGAGCGGGAATAGTCAGAGCAGAGCAATCAATAGCTCGCTGCAGATAAAGGGAGCGATGAAGCTGGAGGTTGTTCCAGCGTGAGCGAGCTGTTGTTTTCATCAGGCAAGTTGCAGGCCGGAAAGGGGATTACTAGCGGTGCCAAGTCCACTAATGATTGAGAGGGAAGACAGATCAGAGAGCTTGTTGTTTTGTGTCTTGCGACTGGTTTCAGTTCGCTGATCACCAACAGAAGCAGTGAATGCGCTTGGGTTAGGTTCGGGGACAAATGCTGTGTAAAGGTTCTCAGTCATCCTCAGCTGATTTTTGTAGTTGGCATCAGCCGTAGCCAATTGACTTGCTGCTAGATCTTGAAACTCATTGAACGCTTGTGTTTGCTGGTCATACTGAAGGTTCAGTGACTCAAGGTTTGCAGCGTTAGCTGTATTCAGTTGATCAATCTGTTGTTGATACGTCGCTGACATTGCAGAAAAGTCAGCCTGATACTGCTCTGCTTGTCGCTGCCTCAGTTGTTCAGCTTGCTCTTTAGCAGCTTGCTGTTCAATCTGCAGCGAGTTGATGATGTCATCGTATTCACCTGTTGATCTTTGATCTGGTGTCGTTGTATTGCTGGTAGAAGCGACTGGTTCGTTTCGGATGTACGCATATATCGGGACTCTTGTGCTGCCGTCTGGCCCAACCTTCCTTGTTGAATAGCCAGTGATTACTCTTGTAGCTTTCCCCTCTTCGTAAAGCCTTTTGTTTTCTTGAGCTAGTTCGTCTTCGCGTACCCAGTCTTCATAGTTCATTGGCACTCCTGTGCTGAAAGGTTTTAGTTGTCTGCCCTGAGCCCCTTAAGAAAGCGAATTACAGAGCGTTGTCCTGAAGAATATCTGATCTTGTCTAAAGAGTCAGTCAGGTCAGGTGTGTGCTCAGGGAATAGCCGATCAAGTGCATCAAACACTTCATCACTTATTCCTTGTGCAACAATGCGCTTCAAGCTGTCGGGGGATTCCATAGTTTCACCTCATGTGTTTTGAAGTTGTACTCACCATGTCGCAAGACGCGAGTCAGTCGAGCCTGTAATAAGGCAGTCTCCCTTGGCGCAGGATCTTTCCCTTTTGATCGATATGTTGAAACAACTTTTTCCCAACATCCCACGGGGTCCGCGAGGTCGAAGCTTTCAACAATTCTTTCGGCACCTGTCGTGCCAACTCCCTTGCAACCTGGGATCCCATCGGTGGTGTCACCGCTGATCGCTTGTTGATACCTGAACCTTTCCGCTTCTTCATCGGTTACTCCCCAATCTTCTTTGTCAATCCAGGTGTGATGTCCTGGTATTTGGTTTAAGTCTTTGTCTCCTGATGCAATGATCACTTGAGTCCCAACCTTGTCACTAAGCATTGTTGCAAAGATCCCGATGAGATCATCTGCCTCAATGCGGTGATACATGTAAGCGCCCTGATCCTGCAGTAGCTCATTCTTCAGAGCCTTAAAGCCAATCGGCTTTGGTCCTTTCCTGTTGAGCTTGTAGGTGGGTGCCAATTCACGCCGAAACGCTGATCGTTCGGTGAAGCAGTGGATCACTTGATCGCGTTCAAGCTTGTACTCATCAAGCCAACGATCAACTGTGTCCCAGTAATAACGACGGGCATCAGGCAGTTCGCTGTGCCTAGTCCAGACATCATCGGATAGTTCAACCTCAACCTCAGTTGAGGAACATGCTCTGAAGAGCAGCATGTCAGCGTCAAGAATCAGAGTCATTTGATCTCCATATCACGAACAATGTCGCGGACGCCATTAACAGCACAGCACCAACCAGACCAATAGGCCTCGGCGTATGAGAAAGGAAGCTTGTGCTCGTAGCCACAAACAGCTTGCTCTAGGTTCTTCATCCCGTCCTCATACATCGAGTTGAGTGCTTCACCAGTGATCGAATAAATAGCGTCATCTTTTAATGGACCTTTAAGCTTGTAAGTCATCAGTTGTCCTCCTGCGTGGTGGTGGTTGAACGTGTCATTCAAGGGGGGATGCGATGCAGGTGTTTGCGTTTTCTTTGATCCATTCAATCGCTTCACTGATAGATAAATCAGGAAAGTCTCTGATGTCAAAATTTCCAGTGGCTAACCAGAAAACTTCATCGGGGTCACGAAATCCCGTCTCAACATCACGCCAGCCAAAGCCGGTCATTCGATCCACAACTGTGATGGATCCCCATGGTGCGTGATGAGCCTGTTGACTATCGCCGTCATACATTTGAACATCGTTAAAAACCAAGTCCTTAATCTTTTGTGTTAGGTCAGTCATCAGTTGTCCTCCTGTGTGTTTGTTGGGCGCATTGCTTCTCGAAGGTCTTTCAGAAGTTCGTCCTCTTTAATGTAAGCATTTGAAAAATCATCGTAGAGATAATCATAACTTTCATGAGAGTCATGATTCATTAGGTTTGCTTTCAT